TGAAAATATGACATGTCATCAAAGGACAATCCTGCGTCTTCAATGGCGCCACGAATCATATCGAAACGCTCAACAGGATCAGTAGCCATCATGAGATCCATGGCATTTACAAAGTTGCCGCCTAATGCCGCATTAAGTTTGCCAGCCTGTTCGGCGGCGCCTTCGAATGTATCAAACTTATCAGTTATGTTCATTAGCTTATCTATTTCTAAGCCAGTGATTTTGGCTACTCTCGCCAAGTCTTTGAAAGCCTTTGTGCCGTCCTCTCCTAACTTGGCGAGGCGCACACCCATCGTACCGAATTGAGAGATAAGCATTTGAGGTGCAACTTGCAGATCTTCAGCCAAAGCTTCAATTTCACGCAGAGATTTGGCGCCTTCGATGGCGCCTTGTCCAAGCATCTTGGTGGCCACTTGCATGCCTTGGCCGGCCTCTTGGCCTGAGAGGCCCCAACGTGTCAAGATGGCAACAGTTTCTGCTACCTCGTCCCGGGCGCCTCCGCTCAGCATTGTAAAGTCAGTATAGGTAGTGTATAGGCCTTGCATGGCTTCGAAATGTTTGTCCATGGCAATTGTGCTAGCACGCACACTGTCATAAACCTCAGTCATTTCTGCGGTAAATTCACGGCTGGCGCCTGTGGACTGGATGAAGCCGGAAGTAGTGCGATCAATTTCAAAGGCAAGACCGATGATAGAGTCGATCATGTTGGTGATAACGCTCGTCGAGAACGCATCCATAAAGCCATAAGCAGAAGCTTTGCCAGCGCGCAAAGATTTCTGAAGCTTCATAAAATTGCCGACATTAAAGAACTTGTTCTGATCGGCTACTTTAAAGAGGCCCCCCATTTCAGTGCCAAAGTCTTTAGCGTATCCGGCCGCCTCTTTAATGTTAACGCCAATCTTGTTTAATACATCGACCTTCTGGCGTTGAAGTTCGACGTCTTTCTCCAGGGTCTCCAGATCCCTCATATAGGCGTCCGAGATCTCGGCGCCAGATTTCAGAAGTTCTTGTCGTGCCCGAAGTTCTTTCTCCATTGTTTCCAACAACTGGCCCTGATACAACATGTTTGTTCTAACTGTATCCGTGTGTTTTGCATAAACCTCTAATAAATTCCTTGCTTTTTTAGCTTGTTCCTCATACATCTCCAAGGTTTTAGTCATCATGACCAGCGCAAATTCAAGCGAGGCTTTGGTTTCCTTGGTCAGGTCAGTATTCAGAAGTAAGAGATTTTGTTCTTCGCGTGTTAGCTCTAAAAATTTCTCTTTAAGCTCAATGAGACGCGTTTCGGTCCGAAGCTTATTAGCTTGTTCTGGAGTTAGTTTACCGCCGCCAGGGGGATCAGTTGGATCTGCCATTTAAAAAGCCTCGTTGGTGAACAGGGGAGTTCTCACCATTAAATAGTTTCTCATAAAAAAAGACAGGGCGTTAGCCCTGTTTCGTTCCATAAGGAGAATCGGATGGAGTGGGCGGCTGATTGTGCGCCGTTAATACTTGAGTCCCAGATCCGCCAGAGGAGCCTTTCATGGCTGCATTCTCAGCTTCTAGTTGCTGGACGAGCCTGTCCACAAACCATTTGCGCAGTCCAACGGGCAAATTATAAGCTTCGGAGAATGACCAACCGCCTGAATACTTTAAGAAGAAGAACTGCTCATACACGTTCTCCATGTATTCATCGGTCAGGCCAAAAAAAGTCCGCGGAGAGCGGAACCTCCATGTCTTGTTCGTGATCACATTCAGAACAAGCAAAGTTCTGGGTTAAGTCCACGTTAGGGGCCGTTAGTCGGTATGCTAAACGCAAGTGGCGCGCGTCAATAGACGGCACGTTGTTGACAAAATAATGAACAGCTTCTTGACTCGAATCCCCATTGACTGCAACAACCATTGTTGCCAACTGAGTAGTGACAGCGTTGTCTTCCAGCGTCTTGCGTGTGTTCTTGTTGTTAACCATGTTGGCTAATCGTTTTTCATCTGTACCAGTGAGTAATCGGAAGGTAACAGTAACGTTGGTCCGGGGAAGAGGTACATCAAATGTGCCATCTTCATTCTGAGTCACCTCTAGATCTTCTTTGTCTTCTCCGTGATAAATTGTCGCAGAGTTTAGATCAAAAGAATATGGCTGTCCAGCAGTACACTGAGGACAGGTGACTTGAGTATTATAGTCACTACCATAGCCCGACACACGCATGGCTACAATAATAGCATTGCGGTCTCCGACTAATAAGCTGTCTAAATTAATAGAGCGATCTACAAGAATGTTCTGTAGTACGCGCTCCAAAGCTACACCCTTTTTCAAAAGCGTGCGTGATGTCAGCAAGTCTTCTTCCTTTGCGGTCATCTGTTTTATTTCGATACTATCCGTATTGTGAAGGGGATGGCCTTCAGGATAATACTTGCCTTCTGACGGCAGTTCAACAAACTCAGTTGGAACCACAAAAGAAAACCCACTGGTTTCTTGTTGTAGTACTTGCGGAGGGGGAGAGTTAACTTCGGGTTTCGAAGATCTTGTGCCCGTCCGATCTCTATTTCGTGACAATATTCACCTCTATTTTATATCGTTATTGTTTTCTATTAAGCCTTAAAGAAGGTTGTGCCGGCACTAGCGCCGCCGGCCATCGCGGAGGCCCCTTTTGTTTCTACCATGGCCCAATCATATTTCAAAGTAACTGTGAGTTCAACCAAATCGTCACCACCATATTCCAAATCACCATATTTAATTTCAGTAATAAAAGAATTATACAGTGTCCACGAATCAAGAGGGTTACCCTCTGAATCTATTTGAGTAATCTCGACTTGTCCCAGCGCTTTAGACGCGGATGCTTTTGACATCGTGGTTAAATCAGTATAATCAGATGGGGGGGAATAACCACCAGCTACAATAATATCAGACAGAGTAGCAGTCATGTCTGGATCAACAGGATCAACTAAAGTTAAACTAACATCTTGCCATGTAACGGAGCCAGGATAATAAAAGGTGTGGTTTAGATACTTATGTTCAGCCGCCGCAATCTGAAAGGACGGCTTGCTCACAGTTTTTGCGTACCAAAGCTGGCCTCCGCCTTGTGCTGCAGCAATACCATTAAAGTTTACCGTAAATCTAAATTTTCTTTTGGGGTCTTTTAGGCCACCTTGACTAAAATTTTCTGACCAAAATGCCATAATTAGTTACTCCTGTTATATTCTAAAATTAAGTAGTTAAGCGAGAGGTTTTTCTCTCTCCTATTTTAATCTTCAAATGAGGCTCCCGTAGAAGCAATCACGAAGTCGATTGCAATATATTCAATAGCGCGCGCAGGTTTCACCATGATCTTAGCATAGAGAACATTCTGATCAATAAGGTCCGGAGTCGTTGTAGACTCATCGAGGATTAACTTATAGTCAGTGATACCAAAATTAACCTTGACGTTCGCAAGGAACGGATCGATTAAGCCTCTAAACCGTGTCCAAGTCGCTTGAACGTTCTGCTCAAAGAGCACCTGTGTGGCCAAGATGGAAATCTGCTTCTTCAAGTAGATGACCAAGCGCCGCACATTGATACGGTCAAGGGCCGATTGGCGCTCTTGCAACGTCTTCTGTCCAAAGACTACAATACCTGTGTTCGGGAAAGAAGCAATCGGATTAATCCGTGCCTCATAAAGAGTGTCTCGCTGCTTGGAGGTTAATCTTTCAGTGACCTGAGAAATCGGAATTCCTGCAGCCCCTTCGGATAAGCCGCCGCGGTTAAAACCAGCGGGAGCAAACCACATCGCATCTGAATTAGCCTGCGAACTGGCGAGCACCCCCATCATGGCAACACTCGGCGGAACCCACAGCAAGCGACCAGTATTCTCATCTGTAGTTTGAACCCATGGGTAGAATGTGCATCCATAACTGGAATCAACTCTCCGAGATCTGAGATTATTAGCGGCGCTAGTGGGGGTTGTCCCTATTCGATTCTTCTTATCGCTCTTATAGGCTTCGTGGTCCGGAATGTAGATGTTGGCTAAATCAATCAGCGCAAGGGCATCGGCGCGATCTTCACAGACATTTACCATGTGTGTTGTCAAAGCGTCCAGTGTTAAGCCGGGTACTGCTAAGAGGTTCATATCCAAGAATTCCGGATCGGCTACCGTGTCGATAGCCCTTCGATAGGTTGCATATGGAGAACTTGTGCGTTCTGTGCCGTTAGCCATACCCGCGTTATAAAGGGGATCGGGCAACTTAATATCAAAGCCATCAAAGGCGCCCCAGATGGGAGCCGTAAAGCGATTATATCCAGCATTTAATACTTCAGTATAGGAGCCGCTACCAAGGCTAGTTTCAGCGGCGCGGGAGCCAGACTGCCACATGGCGCCACCACTGGT